AAGATCAAAGTTTGCACAACTTTCCTAATGTAGAAGCTGAAGATTTTTTTGCAACAGGTAATTTTGGAAAATCCCCTAGTGGAGTTCTTTGGGTTGCTCATAGAAAATCTGGAAGTATGTATTTAGATTTAACGGGTTTAAAAAATGTAGAAGCAAATCAATTAGACTATCGTTTCATTAATGCGCCAGGCTGTTCGTTTTTTGACGCAATCACTGGTGCCGAAATGCACAACGGTAGATTAGTTTGTATAGATACTCCTGAAAAATTAGCTAGATTCGAAAATTTTATAACCGGCACAGGTTCAAGAAATGGTAACTCTTCTGCTTATGCGGCGCCCACTGGTTTTGTAAATGCCGGAGGTCACTCTCATGGTCATAACAGCAATACTTATAGAGGTTGGATAGGTTTATCTGATAGTGGTAGCGAAGCAGCTGGCACATTAACAGAAAAAAGGGAAGACTTTAAATGGATAAACAATGTGGCAAACGTTCACACAGGCAATGATCTTTGGTCTAGCCTAGAGCCAAATAATGTAGGTGGTTTAGAACATTATGTTCATGTGAACTTCAACAGTAGTGGATCTTGGAATGATAATACAGCAAGCCCGAGTAGTAGTCCAGTTCATGGATTTTATATGGAGCGAATTACGACAGCTAGTTTTATTTCAGATTTAACAATAAGAAATTTAAACAAGTTTGAAGTTCAAGCCCCATCTTTTGATTTAACTGGAGATCAAAACCAAAACACATTTACTCATATGTCTGGTTTAGATTTTTATTATTCAAACAATACTGGCAAGGCTATACCATATGATACCACACATATTGAAATTAACAGAAATTCATTTGAGCCAGAAGAATATGTAGTAGTTGATACTGGTAGCGGTAATAATAGCAACATATTCCCAGACAATGTAAACAGTTCCCTAAAAGTATTTTTACAATCAGCACCACAAGGTCACATAGGAGCAGGTAGAGATTTACCTGTAGACACAAATCAAAGTGTAGCTAAAATGCACATAGATATTGATGGTGTTAGAGTTTATGATGGAATACAAACAGGTATAGAAACTTCCTATATAGAGCGTATTCTTTTAAATAATAAATTTACAGATGGATCATACAATGCTTCAGGAATTTATGTTCCTAGTGGTAGTGTTTTTGTTAGAGGTTATCCAGTATATTATCCAACTGGATCTCTAGTGATAGGTATTAGACACCAAGAGTTAGACACCAATGCTGGAACTGGTTTTTACCCCACCGGTTTTTGTATAGCGAAAGCCAACACCACACTAACAGATAATTCTGGTTTTGCTCTTTACAGGGCTAATAATACAGGAGTAGGTCAAGAAGTTATATTTATGACACTAGATGGTTCTGGAACTTTGTCCGATGGTACATTATCAGCGACTAACATAACAGGTGGTTTAGATAGCAATATAGAAAGAGTAAATCACTTTAGATCTCACGCTATAAGTCAATTACCACAAAGTGTTTCTGGAGCTAATTATACTGGTTATAGCACCACTTTAAAAAGAGGAATTAGCATGGCTAAAATCAAACACCGTGATGGTAAGTTTGAATTTTCTAGCGGTATTTTAATTGACCTTTACGGTGGAGATAATGCTGTTAAAGCAGGCTCTCACGTAGGTCACTATAGTTCTGGTAAAGCTTTAGAGTTTTTACAAGATTTTGAAACTGGAGATATTTTAGCTTTAATTAGTAGGGACTCAATGAATACCACAAGCAGTCTTTCTATAGGCGCAAGAAAAGATTTTTTCAATGAATTAAGTGGAGAATTTAAATCTAAAAGAGCTGTTGACGTAGGATTTAGAGATCAACTAGCTTTATTAGCAATTAAGGGTAAAGGCCCTATTTATGAAGAATATTTAAATAGTTCTGGAACTAATGCAATGGCTCCAGACAGTCAGTACCCAGCAGCCACTGTTTATCTACCCAAAAACACAAGCAATTTTTTAATTGAACCCGATGCTTTACAAAGTATGAATTTTGATATTCCTGTAGCTAGGAAACAAATAAATTCTCTTGGTAAAAAACACCCCACACACAAAAAAGCTGTATTTCCTTCTAGAGGCACTTTCGATGTTTCTAATATTGTTTCCAATATAGTTAATACAGGAGATAGTACAATGTTGCGATCAGAAACACCTATAACGCAAAACCTTGAAAAGTTTTTAAACCACAATTCTTCTTATACTATTAATCTTTCTGGTCGCCATATAGACAAAACAACATTTGATTTACAAATACAAAATGCAAAAATAGAATCTCAAAACTTTGATTCTCAAATAGGTAGTGCGGCAACTTCAAATATGTCGTTTAGCTTTGATATACAAAATCTAGTTAAAAAAGATCATTTGAATAATTTAGATGACTTGTATCTATATATAGATAGACAAAATACAGATTGTTACACAAATGGCTCTATGACAATTACGGATCTTGCTTACAAACCTTTTGTTAATAATACTGGACGATTAAATTACCTTTATAGACAAAACCCTACTTCAAGTAATTTTATTACTGGTATGGTATTCAGAAATGAAACTGGATTTGTATTTAATACAGATGATAAGAGTCTTTTACATATTAGGCATGAAACAGGTAGTCCTAGCCCAAGTACCGCTAGAGCTACAGGTGCATTTACTTATTTAGCTTGGATCAAACCAAAAGATTTTGATGGCAGTCAAACAATTATGAGACAATCTTTCAGTAATGAAGAAAGACATAAATTTGGATTAGGTTTTAGTGGATTAAGATTTGAAAGTTGGGCTAGTCGAAGATTTCGTGGTGGTGGAACAAATATACATTTTGATGTTAGACCAAGTATATCAACTATAAATAATCAGAGATTGACAGCTATTTCAATGCCTCTAGACACAGGTAAATACCAACAAATAGCTGTAACTTACGAAGAATCAACGGGAAGTTACAATAAAACCGAAAATGATTATAGCGGAATTCACAAATTTTATGTAAACGAACATCTTGTAGGAACAACTGGACATAATCGTAGCGCAAGCGCCCAAACTGCATCACAACCATTTTTGATAGGTGGTGAACACCAGTCAAATGGACATTTTAGAAATTCTTTTGAAGGAGAAGTAGCTATAGCTGCAGTTTATGTCGGTAAAACATTATCTTCTGGAGAAATAGCTGATAACTTTAACAGACTTAAGGGTAGGTTTGATATACCCGATGATTATACTTAATAATAACCAGAAACTGTTAAATTAGTTTCAATGCCACCAACTTGTACAGGATTAGCCCTGTAACTGTTGTAACTTTGTATAAGCCTCATAGTCTTGTCATATGAGTCTTGAGCGAGTCCTCTGTACACTTTGGACACTTCGTTCCTATTTACAAAAGAAACGCTGTTATCGCCGTCAGAGACGTTAAGAATGTGGCCATTCTCATCATTTGAGATACCTCTTAAGGTATTTCGAGCTTGTTTGGTATAATAATGATATAAATACAGCTCTTTGTATATATCACGCTCTTCTAGATTCATACCAGAGATATGTCCAGTAGTTCCAGATAAAGAAGTATAAATATAAGTATTTAACATACCTACATTTTCTTCTAACCATCCAGACACAGAAGCAAGTGTGACTCCAGTGGAGTCCAACTCGTTTTCAAAAATATCTGTTGCTAAACCGCTTACGTTGCTCATGATTGTGTCAGAAATTCATTGGTGATTAGTGTAATAATTCTATCTCTGTCGAATCCAGGGTTGAATCCCAGCCTAGCTGCAACAGACTGTAAGTCTGATAGAGACTGTTGTTTCAATCTTTCTTCTAATTCATTTACACTTTTTGCATCACCAAAAGCATCTGATCTAACACCTTTTTCTGCAACTTTTGAAGCATCTGTTTGAATAAAACCGTTTTGAGAAGTCCAATCTTTGAAAGCTCTCATTAATTCTGCTACTTGTTCATCTCTTGTAGAATAAACACGAGCAGCAACTCTTTCTGCTAAAGCTCCCATTTCATCTCTTGGCATAATTTCTAGTTTTTCTCTAAAAACACCGATATCTGCAGTTTTGAAAGGGCTAACTAAATCGACACCATAAAGTTTTTCTTTTTCTTGAATGATATCTGTTTCGCTTCTTTCTTTGCCATCGGCATAATCTAAATCACCTAGATCTACTTCTTCTTCAGCTGTAGACTCTTCTACAACCTCTTCGGTTTCTTCTTGAGGCTCTTCAGAAATCTTCCCATTAGCCTCGTCCAAATCTTCAAGACTTTCAATAACTTCTTCTTTTATTGAGTATAAGTCTTCTGGTTTATTAGTTTGTTCGGAATCGTTCATAATATATTATATGTTATATTTACACTTTTTCCAAAAAAAAAAAGCCACTCCGAAGAGTGGCTTTGAAATTTGAAGCTAAATGTATTAGTCTGTTGTAATAGCTGCTCCAATCAATGCGCGTTTGTCAAGAACAACACGACCTTCTTCGAGAGAACCGAAGTAACCGATCTTGTTTTGACGGATGCTGTATTGATCGTCAGCGATTAAGTTGAACTCACCACCGTTATCTTCGTCAATAGCTACTGGGCGTACTAGTGATTCACGAGAGCGATCGATTCCAAGAACCAATTCGTCTGTGCCACCAGCGAAAGCGTTAGTACCGGATGTACCGTCTGCTTTTTTAAGTGTACCTGAACTATTGTCATCGAATAATGTGTTGAAACGCTCACCAACACCGAACTCATTAAGCTCGATTACGTTGATGCCGTAGAACTCTGGAGCACCAGCTGCATTATAAGCTTGCATAGCAATGTCATTTGCAGTTGGAACACCGTCAGCAGCAGTACCAACACCAACTGTGTTGATAGGGTTGTATGCTACAGCGCGTAGTTCTTCAACGACCTCTGGAGAACAGATGATATCTGTTACACCCTTACCACTGCGAGCGTCTGGAGTACCACCACGTGATGATGTGATGATTCTCTTTGAACGAGTGATCATAGAGTTAAGGTCAGCTAAAAGGAAGCGGTTGTTAACAGCACATTCGAAAACGTGGTTTTTGCTGTTAGTAACAGTAGATCCGTTTGTTGAACCACCGATAGCTTTCATGATAACGTTAGCTGAAATTGTGTTCTGCTTCATAAGGATTTCTTGAGCAACACGAGTCATTGTTTTTGCAACAACATCCATGCGTGATTTAGCTGCATAGCGACGATCGAAGCTAACTGCTGAATCAAGGGAATATGTAGCAATCTTTAACTCTGAAGCTGTAGGAAGAACCTCTGAAGTTGGAAGACCACCAGCGCGTGTTTGTGAGAACACTTGTACGTAGTCTTCGTCAGATACATCAAAATAAAGATCTAGCGGAATTGAAGGATTGTCATCTGCACTGTATTGTACAGTTGTGAAAAGGTTAGATAAAGCAGGTGCTTGATTGATAACCTCTGCAAGGACTGGTCCGATGAATTCTGCTAAAGCTGTTTGCGCTTCGTATGCAACAGCTTTGTTGCGAGAAGCCATAGCTTTAATAAGCTCAACTTGTTCTGGAGTGTTTTTTAAGGTAATTTTCATATTATATATTTTCCTTTCCTTATGTTAAGTCGATCTTAATAACCAAGAACCCACCATCAAATTGATCAGTTAGTCCTCCGAAAGATGAACGATTTCCAGTAGCAATAACTTTACCGATTACTTGCGAGCCAGTGTCGCTAGGTACGCATCCTGTTATTTTTCCTGCGTTGAAAGGTGAAAGTTTAACACCTGTTCCTACCGCATAAACAGAGTGTGCTGCTCCATCAAATCCATCTGATGATAAGGTAAAGATACCTTTTGTAGCAACTGGAACACTTTGTCCTGGGAGAACAGCTTGAAGCTCTTCACGTTTTGTTGGGTTATATAACAATTTTTCTCCATTTTCGTCAGCTTTAGCTGTTTGGTTCAGAGTAATTCCTAAAGGAGAATCCTGTAGAGTTTTTACTGATGTTCCACCAGCTGGTGTGACTGTCAATGGATTAATTGGGTACATGTCAGAGCCAATGTGAGGGGCACTTGTATCACCTAGATATGAGTTACTACCATAGTCGATAGTATCTAAATTAAAGTTCCCTGAAGACACCTTGACAAAAACACCGTTGTCACCGTCACCAGCATTTGAAGATGTAGTATCTGTTAATGCTAGTTCAGGCTGTAGAGCAAAAATGTTGATAACATCATGCTCATTGTATTGTCTGAATGGTAATAATCTTAATGACATAATTAAATTATAAGTTTAAATTTTTATGATAAAATGTTGTCGCGAGAAAACGCTTTAGCGAATTTGTCGCGGAAGCTTTCCTTTTCGGAAGCTTGTACTTCGTTGTTGTTTGGAATTTCAGCATCTGTTTGCTCTGCTTCTGAAAGAGCTTCTTCAACGTTAACTTCTTCAACAACTTCTTCTGAAGCTTCTGATTTTTCTAAACGTTTTTGAACTTCTTCTTCAATGCGAGCAGCTAAAGCTTCTTCTTGTTGAGCTTTTGCTTCCTTATTTTTACTTGACCAAAATACTTCAAGTTCTGACTTCAAAGATGCGAATGCTTCTTCTGAATCGTCAAGACCTTTTAGTTTTTGAGCAATGAAAGAAGCGTCTGCTTCTTCAAGGTCATATGTAGAATCCAACTCTTCCATACGTGCATTGAAACGTGCTTCAGCTTCCTCTGATGCTTTTACGGCTTCAAATTCCGAAATGCGTTCTTGAGCAATCTTAAGTTCTTCTTTAATTGACTCTACAGAAGCTTTAAGTTCGTCATTCGCTTTCGCGATTTCCGCTTTTTCGTTTTCTGCCGCCTCTAAAGAAGCCTTATATTCCTCATCCTTCTGCTTAATGGCTTCTGCAAATTGAGAAGTCATGCCTGCAATAGCCTCTTTTGAAAAAGATTTTTCATCAAGAGACGATTTAATTTGTGATAATAAGGTTTCTAGGTCCATAATAGTATTATTGTTTACAGTTTTTTTTAATTTTTGTGAAATTTTGTCACTAACTTTTTGTAAGCGGGCTACGTTCTCTTTTTCGGATTTTATTTCTACAGTGTTTTTTTCGAACTTATCGGATACTACGCCCTTTACATTTGCAGCTGGTTTTAATGTAAATCCAATACCTAAAGGATACACATTACCAACAATTAATCGATAGACTGGTTTGCCTTCGTCATTGACTCCTTTGCCACCAAATCCCTTAAGCATACCTTTCATTTCATTGATCTTTTCTGGATCTGATATGATTGTTGCTTCGCTTAAATTCTTACTACCTACGGCTATTTTATAATCAGTAAATCCCACTTCCCAACTAGCTGATACTTTACCATAAAGATCATGCTCTGGATTTGTGCTATTTTCTATGAGTTGTGCAAAACTCTTATCTACGGTTTTATATACAACAGCTCCTAAAGCAATATTAAAAGGTTTGGTTTCGTTGGTATCAACGTTAACCATCAAGGAACTATCAGAGTAATCGCTAAATCCAGCATTTACAATATGTCCCACAACCTTCTTTTTATCGTGTTCAATGTTTGTAGGTTTGTGGATGAATTGTTGTACTGAATCAATAGCCGTATCAGTACTAATTCCATCTCCATTTTTGTTAAACTCGTTAACTACAGCAGCGTTAAATGCTACACCGAATAAATCTATATTTTTCTCTAAATCCACATTTGTTGGAATTAAAGGTTTTAAATTTTCAATGTTTGCTTTAGAAATGTCTATGCCTGCAATTTCTCTGCAGGCCTTCACTTCAAAATCAAAAGTTGTGCTGTATTTATAATCAGACATTATTATAACATATCTCTGATACGTTTTGCTTGACTTGCGTGAGCTTTCACTCCACTATCTAATTCTGATGCTATTTCAGCTAGTTTTTTTTTAGCGTCTTCTGGTAATTCTTGTGCAGCTTTAGAAACTTTTGGTTCTTTGGGATTATCTACTTTTTTCATTTCACCTTCTGGACCAACTTCTTCTTTCTTTTGATCGTCTTTTGAAAGCAGTTTGCTATAAGCAGCTTCTGCTTCTTCAGAGATTTTACCCTCATCTTTAACTTTCTTTAAAATAGCTTTTTGTAACGCAGGAGGTAAATTTTTCTTTTGTTTTTCTGTTAAACCAGCCAACATTGGTTTTGCAGGTTTTGCATAAAGATTGGCCTCAACTTGAGCGATAAGCTTTTTCATTTGTTTTTGATAAAGGCTTCCGCAAGCTTTAACAGTTTGGTCATCATCCATATCACCTGTTTCAACGGCATATGAATCGTTCATTGCACACATTCCCATGAATTTTTTGTACACAGGCTCTTCAGATTCGCTATATGTTTTAGCGATCGATATTTCAATATTGCCGTTCGAACGATCAATATTTGCTTTTAATGGATTTTTAATTTCTTTCATTTGAGTGATATAAAATTGCTGATGGATATATTTCTAAATTATGCTCTGCGGAAATTTCTAAAACTCCCTCTAAAGAGTTTAATTTTTCAATATTATTATAGTCATTTACACAAGAAATGACCTGTGTTTCCCAATTTTCTTTTTCAGTAGAACATACGACAGATTCACACAATCTCGTTAACATTTCTTTTTGTGTTTTATTGAGTCGTTTTTTATCTAATTTCTCTTTCATTTTTGCGGATGCAAATGATATTAACTCCTCTGTCGCATAGAAAGTTTCTTGTATATTTGATCTAGAAAAAAGATCCTTTTCTGGAGGTCTGCCTGGCTGTCCTGGAACCTTTTGTGTATCTGCTCTTTCACTTGGTCCCTCGTCTTCAATCATTGGTATACCGCCTACAATCGGGTTAAAATAGCCATCTTTTCTTTGTTGCTTGTATTTTTCTTGAGCTGTATCAAGTTCTTCAGAGTTGGGGAATCTTCCAGTTTTGATGATATCCATACCTTGTTCTGCAGTAACAATACCTAATTCCATTAGCCTTGTTGTAACTCTCATAAGCTCAACCTCATCTCTTAAATCAACATCTTGGAATTTAGCTGTTGGATAAGTTCTAAATCCTAAATCTTTTGCAATTCTTCTAATTTCTGGCTGTAAAAAATCATTAATAAAAGCTTCTCTAGCTTCTTTTAATCTGTCTAAAAATACTCTAGCTTTGATTTGTGCACCACTATATTTATCTTCGTTTAAGATAATGTTTTGTAATCCCTCTTTAATATCTTTGTTAATAACTTCGTATTTTTGAGGTCCTACTACTTTATTTAGATCTGGTATAATGAAATCTGCTTTTGTTGTATAATCTGAAACTAAAACTCTGCCAACAGATTCGTTTTGGAAAAGTTTTTGCATTGTTTTTACATTGTAGTGATTAATGCCACCTTTATCTGGCTCTGTGCCCATTGTGATCATGAGAATAACATTTTCTACAGTTCTCATAATAGCTTGATCCATTTTTTTCATTTCCATCTTCGCATTGATATCTTCAAGAACAGGATATCCGAATGGAATTGCGAATGGTTCATAATCTTGTTTCTTATAAAAACTATAAGCAATCTTATCATTTTTTAAATTGATTTTTAAACCATCTTTAAAATAAGCGCCCTCTTTGATTAGCTTTTGTGTTTCTGGCTCTAACGCATCAAATACGGCTTGGTCGTATTCGTTTTTAGGGTTAGCCAATCTCTCCATGTCAAATTCTGAAAGTATTTTAGCGTAAGCCCCATCTCTAGTATTGAAAACCGTACTGCGTTTAGCAACAATTTCAAATGGATTTAAAACAATGTATTTTAACGGGAATTTGTTTTCAGCAGGGAAATCAGATATTTGTTGGCTGAATTTTCTAAATGTATTTAAGTCAAATTTACCATCAACTCTATATAAAAATATGTTACCACTTCTGTAATATTCTCTAAAGTATTGATCTTTTAAATCCCAAAGTCTAATTCTATCAAATAGTTTTTCAAAAAACTCTATTGACTTGGCGCTACCACCTTCTAAATAAATATTAGTGTTAGCAAATTCTGACATCATATCAATCGTATTCCTAAAGATAGGAACATTCGCATATGCTTTTTGACATAATTCAATAGCATCTCTTACGTTAATGCCGTCTGTAGATAATTCGTATGGCAATAGCCCTTTTCTAATTTGAGAAAACCGATTTACTGGCGTCTTAACGGCAGAACGATTCATTCTATGTTCTGTGCTACCTGCAGTGCCTCCAATTGAATTACGACCTGATCTAGCATAACTAGCTTCCGAAACGTAAAAAGGCTCTCCTGCTGTAGCTGGCTCTGAAGGAGATTCTTTGGCGAAACTTTCTAAAGCTTCGTTTTTCTTGAATTTGTTCCAATAATCTGATTTCTTTGTATATTTTCTAGCCATCTTAAATATTTATTATAAAGTTCTTTACACAAAGTTAAAGTTACTTTGCAAACTTTTCTAAATAAACATTGGCGCAAATCCAATATTATTATCCATTGGCATATCCATCATGTCGTAATAGATATTCATACCCCAATTTCCTAAAACTATTGCTGAATAAGAGTCCTTTCTTGGTCTATCTGCGCCTTTTTGTCTCTTTAAATTTGGAGGTAAGTCAAAATTTTGTGTTCCCCCAGCAGAAGATGTGACTTGAACTAGTGCACACTCTGCCTTTGTTAAATCTAGCATATCCTTTTGATGTTCAATAAATTCAATCATTTTAGCTCCAACATTTTTTTCATCTTCGTATTTAGAAAATTTCAAATCTTTGATTGGTATTCTTTTTGCTTTTTGTAAGGAATAATTTTCATCCATAGCCGATGCTGCAAAGTATAATCTCTTTCTATCAAAAGAAGTTTGTAGCATTTCGTTAGCGTTTCTAATCCATTGTGAAGTTGGTTTGCGTAAGTTACAAATAACATTTGAAGTTACATTGTAAGACTTTCTAGCTTCTCTTAAGTCTTTTGCGTATTGTGTGGGATGTATAAAATCTGCTTCAAAACAACCTATATTTATATTCGCTTTTTTAAATATATCACTTTCGTTACAGGAGTTTAAAAATTGTACGCCTCCATTGTAGTCTCCCACAATCATGACGATATTAAAGTGGTCTAATAAGTATTTAAAATATATTATATGTTTCTTTAAATTAGTTCCAGGAAGCGCATAACTATGCACCAAAACACCCTTTTTCTGTTCTGGTATAAGTTTAATAACTTGTATAGCAAAGTCGTCAGATGTTTCAGATTCGGACCAAGAGGGGTCAAATGCTAAAATATATTCTCCATCTGGATCTCCAGCAACCTCTACAGCAGGTGATTCACCATCAACTATTGTACAATCAGACATCTTACTAATCTTAAAGTAACCAGCGCTATCATCTGTGAATTGAGCGTTAAACTCTCGGTCAATTTGAGATTGGCTCATAGAACCTCTC